ATTATTTCGATAATGATCTAGTTGAAAGCTTGTTAAAACGATACAAAGCCACCGCATGTACTGATGTAGCCTTACGAGACGAAATCATGCATCACGCAGAGGAATTAATTAGGCAGATAATTAGAGCGCATGGCTTGCATAATATTTATGTTGGGCATGAAGAGTCATCATTTGACGATTTATTTCAAGTAGGATGGGCACAAATTGAAAGCACTCTTTATAAATATGAGCCGGGAAAGGCAAAAGTGTTTAACTTGTGGTCGCAGGTGGCTCGAACCGTGATCTTGGCACATATTAAGAAAGACGGACGAGATAGACGTAACTCAGGAGGTTATAAGGATTTTGTTGTAAAAAAGGGTATTTCTAGAACTATCATGCTGCAACGATTTGTCGAGGAAGCAAGGGAAATTTGTAAGTGGAATAAACAACATCTTAAACTTCTTGACGTGCTTACCGAAATATATGATGAGGATCCTCGTCCGTACGAGGGCCTTTTGGGTAAGTTGATAGAAAAATCTCAATTGCCCAAAACAGTTGTGTTGGATTTTCTTGCTACGTTGCGGATGAGGAGTCATGAGTTCACTGATGCTCCAGTTAATCATCGGCCGTTGCCTCATCCGCTGAGTTTTGAGGGGTCTGATGACGATGAATATTGAAGAAGCTGTGCCGAAATCGGTTAAGGAGCGGATGTTTAGGCGTATTCGGCCTAGCAAAGTGACGCCTGGGGAGACGTCCATGAAAGGACGGGTTGTGCCTAAAAAAACTGCAGACAATATGCCGAAGATTTATAAGCACAAAGCGTTGGAAGAAGAGGATGAATTGCAATCGATTGAAAAATTTGCTGATGATTTACAGCGTAACCTGGCTACCATGCAGCAGCAATTTAATAATTTTAAGGCTACGATGGATGAGAATATCAAGAATACTGTCGAGAACATTGACAAATGGCGTAGGATGAATGAAATTAAGCAGCGTGAATTAATTAGGATACAGCGGCAGCAACGACAGGCCACGGCGGCAGAGACTCAAGTTAAGGCACCATCATCATGAGTGATCCAGTAGACGTAGACGATGCAATGGCAGAATTGTTGGGGGATTTTAATGAAGTTCAACCAGAACCGGGCGTAGTTGGTTCTTTAGAAGCAGAACAAACAGAACAAGCAGAAGCAGAACAAGCAGAAGCAGAACAAGCAGAAGCAGAACAAGCAGGCTCCTTAGAATCTCAGACTGAGGATTTAGTAGTACCGGAATCAGCTGAGCCCCGATCTCCAACTGAGTCAAGGCCTCCAGCAAATCTTGCTGATATGCCCCAAGAGGTTTATACTCAGTTTCAGGCAGTGACTGAAGAAATTCTTAATAATTTTAGGGCAGATCGCCGTCAAGCCGAAGCTATTGTTCAGCATATGTGGGAAGTAGTGCAAAGTCAACATGGGGCGGCTGCGCAGCATTATGTACAGGCATTGGTTTCTGCGCTAGGTGTTAAAACTGAAGTCAACGCCAATGCGGTAAAAATTTTGGAAGCAAATGCTAAGCTTCTTTCGGCCGGTAAGGGCGTATTCATCAATCTCAATACTGGAAGTGGAGATGATCAAGAACTTGATCAAGTACTAAGCAGGCCTTTTATGATAAATGAGGTTGATTGATGAATAGGAAGATGATTCAAGTTGTTGATCGTTGCCGCCGATCAATAATTTTTTTCTGCGAGAATTTTTGTAAGGTCAAGCATCCTTCTGCCGGGATACTCCCATTCAGACTTTTCTCGTACCAGAAGAAGTCTTTAAATATGTTTTTTAAGCATCGCTTTACAATTTATAGAAAATCGAGGCAGTGCGGCATTTCGACACTTGCTGGGATGTATGCGTTATGGATGACGATGTTTTTTAAAAATCGCACTGTATTGATTACTTCAAAGCGAGACCTGGACGCCAAAGAATTTCTCTATCGAAATGTAAGGTTTGTATACCAAAATTTACCGGAATGGCTACAGGATGTTTTTAGGGCTGATCCTGATAGCGCACACGAATTTGGGATAGCTAGGACTGGATCGAAAATCGTCAGTCTCCCAGGTGGTCCTAATACGCTACGTGCCAATTCTTCGTCATTAAACATTATTGATGAGGCTGCGTTTACTCCGCATATGGAGGAGATGTGGGCGGCTGGATCGCCTACGTTGATCCATGGCGGCCGTTGTTTAGTGATTTCAACTCCCAATGGAATTGGTGATTGGTATTGGTCCACATGGATGGATGCTAAGGTAGGTCAGAATAATTTTAATCCAATTGAGGTAATGTGGTGGGATATGGATTGGGCCATTGAGTATCATGATCAAATCACTGGACAACCAATTAGAATAGCACCTCGGGATGGAATAAGAAAAACGACTAAAGAGGAAAAAGAAATTTATGGACCTTATTGGTCACCATGGTTGGAAGAGCAATACCGTGCTTTGCGGTCTAGGAATGAGGCACATCTTTTTCCGCAGGAAATTTTAGCCGAATTTTTGGGATCAGGCAATACTGTTATTCCCACTGATCAAATCAAAGGACTGGAAGAGCAAGTAAAGCAAGCTCCCAAGCCGCAAATAATCGGCATGGTACCATATAGAAATGAGGCAGCTGGGATTAGTACTGATCTTCATTTTATGAATGATCTTTGGGTATGGAAGAGACCGATTAAAAACGATATTGGAAAGATAACGATCAAAGGAATCCCACCAGCTATGGGGCACCGTTATGTGATTGGAGTAGATCCTTCAACTGGGGAGCGGACTGACTTCTCAGCCATTGAAGTATTCGATGTCGATGAAATGGAACAGGTTCTGGAGTTAATGACGAAAGTCGATGCCGTTATGCTGGCAATGATGGCAGATTATATAGGCAAGTGGTATAACATGGGTACTATGGTGGTGGAACGGATCGGTTATGGTATGGCTGTAGTTCAGGAATTACGTGATCGGTTACAATATCCCAATCTTTGGAAGCATGATCAGCCTGGGAAACGCTCAGCTGATTATGGTTTTAGAACGACTTCCAGCACCAAGGTATTGCTCAACAAGGCGCTTATTCAACATTTGGGGAATTATAAGATATATTCTCATCGTTTGCTTAAGCAAGTGACTACATATATCAATTTAACGGGGAGAAAATTTGGTGCCGTATCAGGCAACAATGACGATTTAGTTATCGCTGCTGGGTTGGCATTATTGGCCGTCACCTCGACCCTAGGCGAACCAGTGACCGTTTTTCAACCTGGGGATGAGCCTAAAATGGGTGAGCAAGAGATGCAAAAGATATTACAAACTGCTGGGCCTAGAGCAGTGGGATTGGTGGCGGCTGGAGGAGATCCAGCCATTACACCACAGGAAGATGAATTAGAGGCGTTCACCAAGCAACTGATTGCGCCTAAAAAACGATAATTTGATGAAGAGATTTGCAAGACAGCGGGCTGAAGCCGAAAAGGATCCTGAGTATTGATTCTGGGGTGAAGATGATTGATTGGGATCTTACTGCTCAAAGGTTTGGGCGCAGAGATTTTAAAGGCGATAAGCCAAAAGTCGTTGTTAGATGTGATAAATGTGGTAAGAGCCGTGAAATTAGAATTCGTAATAAAAGCAAGATAATTGATGGCCAGATGAGGTGGGAATGCCCACGTTGTGTCGCATTGCGAGCATCTGTACGGGTTAAATTATCTGAGGCTACCAAAAAACAATGGGAGTCTGAAGATTATCGTAGACAACGGTCGAAGCATAGTCGTGAATTATGGCTGGATGAAGATTTTCGTCAGAAAGTGATACATGGCGAATTGCGGCATCACTATGGTGATGATGCCGATATTGAGGTGGAACGCCAAAAACGCCGACACATAGCTCGTCTCAAATGGCAACGCAAAACCAAACCATGGTCTAAAAGGACACCGGAGCAAGAAGAGAAGCACAGGTTATGTAGTATCAAATGGTGGCAAAAGAATCGTGAGAGAATATTGGAGCTGAAGAAAGCATATCGACGACGGCAAAAATTGCCTATCTATGGGACGACAGTGGCTAAATGTAAAAAAGCGAAATTTTTTAATATTTTCTTTGCACATCGGGCACGGTATGTTATTGCTGGAACACCTGAGCCATATCCAACTACTCAACAATTGGCTGAAATTCTAGAGAAATATCGAAAAGGGTCGATGATAAGATGCCACCATTGCCAGAAAGTAGTGTCGGTCTTCCATTATGACCATTTGGGTGGCATAACTGATAAACCAGTCGATGCAAGTCGAATTGTAATATCTTGTCCCCGATGTAACCTTCAACGTGCTCATTATAATGTAAGGAATCGAATAAAACTTGATGATTATTATGTGCAAGAGATAGAATATTGTGAGGCCAATAGATTGTTGAAAGACCATTTCCTTGGAGTTTCTAAAAAGATAATGAAGGCTTTTGGACTTTATAAGCATGATCGATTGATTGGAGTGGCTGCTTTTTCGGTTCCAGCGCACCCATCAGTAGGCCATTCTATTGGTGTATGCGATAATGAAATTATGGATTTAGAGAGATTGTTTGTGATTCCTAAAGAACGGGTGCCCAATCTGATGTCGTGGTTCATTAGACGCTCAATTCGGTATCTCCATAAAATAAAACCGCACCTTAAGGCAGTCATTTCTTTCTGTGAACATCAATTTGAGGGTGGATCACATATCGCTGCTGGGATGATCCCATTAGAAACCCATAGTAAGGAGAGAATGTATGTAGATAAAAATGGCCAACTCCATCGTCGAGTTGAAATATATAGAAAAGCTAGAAAGGCGGGCATGAGAGAATCGGAATACGCTGCATCACAACAAATGATTCAAGTGGTGATGCCGCCTAAGACGAAGTTCCTTGTCCCGTTAGATAAGTGATTGGAGATAAGGATGGGTAACAGCTGGCAATTATTTGACCGCATTCGTGCTTTTATGCGCCAGGGCAATATTTATCGCGCTGAAAACATCCATCAAGATCAAACCAGTGTCGATCGGTTGGGACAAGCCGGTCTTAATTTAGCTTCCCCTGACGGCCTTATCGAGCAGACCAATTTACAAATCAATCGGCTAGAGCGCTTTAAAGATTATGACCAAATGTCTGAGATGGGCGAAATTGCTTTGGCCTTGGATCTCTATGCAGATGAGGCTACGCTGACTGATTTGGAAACCAAGCATGTTTTAAATATTCGTTCAAAATACGGTCGTGTTAGATCGGAATTGTCCGATTTATTTTTTTCTGCTTTGTCGATAGATTCCGTGTTGCGAAGCTGGGTTAGATATTTATGTAAATATGGCGATTTGCCGTTGGAGATCGTGCCGACTAAGGATCGAGATGGAGTTGCAACCATTCGACCAATGAATGTCTATAATTTTTCACGAGTAGAAACCAGGAAGGGTGATCTAGTTGGCTTTTTCTATCATGAGGAAGGGTTGTCGGAGCCAACGTTCTTACATCCTTGGCAAGTTGCCCACATCAAATTGGATAGCTTGGAGAACATTTTTCGCCCATATGGGTTATCTATCTTGCAGAATAGCCGTAAGGATTTTAAGCGTTTGCGGTTGATGGAAGATGCTGCACTAATTTATCGAATTACGAGAGCACCTATTCGACGGGTTTTCAAAATTCCGGTTGGAAATCTACCACCACATCAAGTTGAATATTTTATGGACGTTTTTGCTCGCAAATTAAAAAAGCGCCGTATCTACAATCCAAACACGGGTGAGATAGATGAACGATGGTCGCCATTGATTCAGGAAGATGATTATTATTTGCCGAGGCGGCCTGATGGCACGGGTCCGGAGGTTGACACTCTGCCCGGCGCAGAGAATCTTGATCAGATTGCGGATATTGAATATTTTAAGAAGAAAATGATAGCTGCTTTAAAGATTCCATTTAGTCGGGTAGGGATTGGCGAGTCCGGTGAAGATTCTAGACAATCGTTGTCACAAGCAGCACCGGAATTTGCTAAAGCAGTACAATGGATTCAACGCCAGATAGCCATAGGCTTAAAAAAGATCGCATTGGTTCATTTGGCATTGAAGAGATTTTCGCTTACAGAATTGAAGTCGATTGACCTTTATCTTCCGGCTTCCTCTGCCATCGACACGCTTTATCGCATTGAGAAATGGTCAACGGCAGCCGATGTGATGGCTACGTTGAAAGACATCGGATATTTTTCGCGGGATTGGATTTTGCGGACGTTTACCGATCTTAGTTCTGATGAGATTGAGAAAATGCAGAAAGAAATATCTGCGGAAGAGGGAGGGAGTTTGCCTGCTATGGGCGAAGTTAAATTGGAAGGTTTTGATTATACATTGGAACGACAAGTGCTGCAGGAATATGCCGGAATGTCACAACGATCACAATTGATTGAACCAGTTCAATCTAGTTATACACCGCCGGTGGAATATTATGTCAACAACAATGAATTGGATGGAGAAGGATTACTGGAGCAGGAAATTGACTCCAATCGAGTTACACATGCGCGACAAGAAGTTAAGAAACAATATCTGGCAGAGCATAAGCAGTTGAGAGATGCCATTAAGGCGGAAGAACAGCGCCGAGAAAAACTTTTCCGCAAGATGCTTTCTGAAGACACCGACATTACTAAAGATGATTTGCCGATGTAATTTAAATCAAACGTCAATAGAGACTTGTTTCCATTGGCCATCAGAGTAAGGAGAGTAGACATGGGGAATCAGAAATCAACCGTGGCATCCGTAGTCACTGTGGATGCTAGGAAATTTCTGCGCATGATCAATGAATCTACGCAGGCGCGGCTGTGCTTTTTCGAGCGCTTTATTAAGCGTTTGGGAGAGAAGCAAGGGTCACGATGGCAACTGGTGGCATTGCATCCGACTGAATTGGTTTTTGAGGATGTCGATCGCAATACTTATCATCGTGCCGACGTTCGTCGTGAGAAGGGTGGCAAGCTTTATATAGAAAACATTCAACGCGTTAATGTCGTTGAAGAGCGTAAAGAGGAGGTGTTCAATAAATTCTGCCATGAGTTGGTTGATGCTTTGGCGGAAGAGAATATGCACCGAGCAGAATTGGC